TGGTGCTAGCGGAGATATCACCGCCAGAAGTACGGATGGAGTTGTAGTCGTGCGGACGCTTGAAGTCTACAGTGCTACCACTTGAAGGGTTGAATTTGCCACTCAGGAGTTGAGTGTCAACGGTCTTTGTTACAACCCGGCTGGACTCGAATGCCTCTAAAAAGACACGAGCCACCTTCCGGGTGACGTTGCTGTTAAGATTATTAGCCACTTTCGGATCACCTCATTCATTCGAAAATCGCCCCCTTCGGTCCTCGCGCTTTAGGCGCTACGCCAGCCTTTGCTGGCTGCTCAACCGGATCAGGAGCGGCATTTACTTTAGGTTTCAATGCAGCAGCCTTATCCCGTACATGAGTTGCGATCCTTACCGCAGCCTGTGCCGGACTCATAGCCCGGATAGCGTCTAGCTCGGTAACATTCTGACTGAGATACTTCGTGATAGCCGGTCCCAGATCGTCATCCAAAATATAGTTGACTACATCATCCGAGATGCCAAACGAAGCGACAGCATTACCTGCTGCCTGTAATTCCTCGTTAGAAATGCCGAGTTGGACCGCTCGCTGCGAGTAGGTAGCTACCTTCTCGTTCAAAGCCTCCTGCTCTCGCATTAGCCGTTCCTGCTGCAGACGCTGTGCTTCCTGCTGTTGGAAGCGCTGTTGTGCGTCAAACGCAGCCTGTCTGGCTATGGCCTCATCGCGCATCCGAAGCTGTTGCTGATACTCCTGATCACTCAGGGCATAAGGGTCCGGCTCCTTCGGCACTGACGGCCTTTCCTGCTTCGGAATCTGCTGCTCCAGGCTCTGCAGGCGCTGTTTTAGCTCCTCGGCTTCTCGCTCTTTTTCCCTGAGCTTGAAAACCTTGTCAGCTATCGCCTTGTCAAAGACCTGTTGCTGCTGTTCATCGAAAACAGGCTTGGTTTGTTTCTCCTGAACCTCTTCAGTATCCGGGGATGAGTCGGAGTCAGTTTCCTGACCTTCAGTTTCTACCTCTTCAAGCTCATAAGCCTCATCGAGCGTATCTTCTGGTTCCATCTTACCTTCCGTAAATGCCGTCAAATAAACGGTGACGTTCCGTGCCTCCAAGAAAGCGTGGAGTTCGCTATGGCGTAACTATACCACATATTGTGGTTTTACAACCGTTTTTGGGCGGGAGCGGCTACCTATGGCGCGGTTCCAATATGGATTTTCACCGGGGGACTTGCACCCCTATTGCACTCCCATAAACCTTGTTATACTGACTACATGGAAATCAAAACAAACAGTTCTCTCAGCCTGGATTGGTACGAAGCAGTTGGCAGCGATTGGCAAAACTTTGAAAGCACCAACCAACTAAACCAATTTATGATGGATGACGGCGTTTCTGCAGATGACCGACTCATAATCTGTAAGCATTATGAAGAGTTACGGTCTGATCAGCCCTCTTCTAATTAAATCATCCACCATTTCCTGCGTAATGATTCCGTGGCCTCCGGAAAGGAAGGCTTTCATCGTCGGGCTAGAAAGTGAACCCCCTATCGGGAAGTCTCTGCCAGCATCTAATTGCTTCTGCCTAAAATTGTAAAATCCTTTATCTTGCGTTCCAGCTAAAGGATTAAACTCGAATATATTGACCTTTTCAGTATCTCTCAACGCACCTAATGGTCTACCCATCAGCGCTGCTTCATACGAAGGATGGTCTGAATCTAAAAATCTTCTGTCAGCAACGGCTTGCGGGTCAAGCTCATAGATCATGTCTATATCACCGAATACCGGCTCAAATTGAGTTGGATCAGTAACGATCGCTCTGGCTTGCGACCTGCTTAATGATCCAGCGTCTCTAAACTCATCTAACGCCTTTGTAACCGCCTTCCTATCTCCTCCAAGCTCTTTAAGATACTCAGGAGTAGCGTTATCAATACCAACCCAATCAGGAATTGGCCTCATCTCATCTTCTTTGGTTCCTTTACCTTCTCGGATGCGCCTATCTAACGCAATTTTATCTGACCTGCTCATAACTTGCTGAGCATACGGAACCATTATGTCCGTACTCATTGTGGCGAAATCTGGGCTTGCTGGCCTCATTCCAAAAGGAATAAACGCTACTGGTCTTCCTCCGAGAGCTTGAGCCGCCTCTGCTCGGTTTAGCTGCCCCATTACGGCTCCGGGCGCTGAAGCAAATGCAATGCCTCTTTCTAAATTCTGCGGCTGCAACCCGAAATACTTGCCACCCCTCATGACTGCGTTCAACGGGACACCATTGACTGAAGTGACAGTTTCAAGCCCGCTGCGTGATGTATCAGACATTCCCGTGATAAATGGTCTGTCTATCAAATCTTCCGCACCTATAATTGGTGCAGAGCTGACCAAAGGGTCAGTCATTTCGACAACCATTTCGTTCACAGAACGTGGATCGCCAACCCTCATTAGAAGCTCGGTATCTCTGTTGACCTCTGGGATAGGTCCACCAAATTGACGCTCAAGCTCATTACGCAAGGAAGACGCTATAGCTATTCCAGTGCCAGTGTTGCCGCCACCTGAGTACAGGATGTTCGCGCTCTCACCGGGCTTAAACTCTGCGTTTACTGACCTGATGTTTTTGGGATCAAATACAGCTATCGTTGACATTGGCTCATCGTAATATTCAGCCAAACGCATTGAGTCAAATCCTCTCTCCCTCAAGAAGTCCACTACCTCTGGATTTTCATAAAGGATGTAGTTGCCTGACTGATACGCCTGTCTGTTTGTCATCCCGGAATTCAAGGTATTACTCTCAGGATCAACCCCTTTGAACCTCATTAGGGCATCAAGTACGTCCGTATCTTTTGAAGGATCGAATGTATTTTGCACGTTTGTCCTAACAGGATAGATAGACTGATTTGTTGACCTATAGATACGCGACAGGTCACCGTCTTCTAATCTGTATTCTTCAAGAGCTTCTTTGGGCCAGTTATCGGTATTGTCTCCATACCTTGATGAATACTTATCGAATACTCTTTGCCTGTCTGCTCTGAACATTTTCAGCAGGTCTTCATTTTCATATAGGTCTGATCTTGAGCCGCCTTTCCCTAACCAATTATTAGCAAATTCTCTGTCAGTAGTGAGAAAAGTCAGACCATCGCTATACTTCGGCCTAAACTCATCAATTGGGTTTTCCGGCGCAGTTGCGTGATACAGAGTTTCACCGAATCCCTGTTCATCAGCCCTTCTCAGCCTTGCTGCGTTCGCAATGGATGAACCTGCAGCAACTGCAGTTCCCGTATTGCCTCCGCCGCTAAAAAAAACCGGGTTACCGCTTTTGTCGAGTCTAGGCTGACCTCTGTCCATCACCATATTTCTGGGATCATTCGGCGCTATGTAGGTAGGTCTCTTCGCCAACACAACCGGGCCAACCTGCAATATTTGCTCACTATCACCAACAAGCTCAAAGGTTGCTTTGTTGTAGAATCCGCTACCTCTGATTGGATTCATACCAACCTCAACCCAATCTGCAGCGTCAGGAGCCGTACCGTCCAGGATGCTTCTTACCTGCTCAACAACCAATCTTGGATCACGGTTTTCCCAAGTGCCGTCTATTCTTCCGATTGGTGTTTTGCTCTTACCCATTGCAATCTCAAGAGCTTGCTTGGGGTTTGATGAAAAGGTCACGTTATTGAGTACGGTTGTCGGACCATACCCCAGGACAGTCCCGGATGACTTGCCACCCTCGTGGATTGTGTTTACCCAAGTGCCTTGATTTTCATAGGCGTTGATATCAAGCCTTGACGATGCAGGAGTGCCGTCCGGGATATCTATATTGAGACCGATTATGCCCGCTGTGTTTTGCGGGTTCTTGTCCAGGCTCAGTGCAATTTGCTCTAAGGTAGGCACTTCCATCAGCTGACCTAGAGGCTCTGGAGGCAACACTTCTTGCACTAGAGCTCGGTACTCTTCAAAGGTCATTTCTCCATCTGCGACCTTTTGTGCGGCTTCTCTTAGCTCTTCTGGTCTTTCTTGCTTGAATCCACTCCTAGTCTTCTGCCAAGCCTGTCTGCCTTCTTCAGTAATGTTTAACCTGTTTCTGGCTTCTTCCAAGTTTCCGCCGAATTGCTCAAACGCCCTGACTCTTGGAGCCCGCATACCAGAAGCCAAAACAGCGCCACCACCTGTTGCCGGGTTACCACCAACCATTACCTCAAGAGGATTGCTTTCTACTACCCTGTTTGTTTCTGGGTCATAATATTCACCGCCAGAAGCAAACGCCCTTGCTTGCTCAGCAATATACTCACCAGTTCCGAACAGCATATCTCTTAAAGCACTGTTCATTGCGCTAGTTGCTTCGTACTTCTCTGTAGGCCCACGAAACCCAAGCAATGACGGAGCCTCGTACAGAACATCCCCTAACGCGGAAAGCCCTCTACGGACCGGAGAATAGCTAGGATCGTACTCTACGGGACCATACTCAGCAGGGATAGTTTCCAGGAGATATTCGGGATTGCCAAATTGATCTACGCCAGACAAGCCCACAACCTGCGTTGACTCTGGGCGAATAATCTCCCGGCGCTCACCCGTAAAGTATCCAGATATTGGACCTACCCCGCCGTACATATACTGGCGGTTATTGATCTCTTCCTGCGCGAGCTCTTGGTCTGTCTTAGCCATAGTTACCGCCTGAATGGATAGAGCGTATCCGTAGGTAGGTCTTCACGGTTACGCAGAAGGTCTAGTCCCGGTCTGATAGGCAAGCCCTGGAGCATCCTGCCGCGAGTACCCTCGTTGTTTATGTTCGCTATGCTGTTGACGATCGCATCCTTAGCTTGCTGCAGGGTTGCGCCCTGTCGAGCTAGGTTGATGCCAAATTTGTTGTTGAAGTAATCGAGCCCCTCGGTTCTGGGATCACCACCACGCCGCTTGACCTGCATACCCTGAATCATTTCCTTAGCCTGAGCGCCCGCCCCTGCCAGTGGGTTCTGCCCTGCGTAGTAGCTGAACAGGGCATGATTCACGGCATTGAATACCTCTTCATCTGCCCGTCCCCCGGTGATCGGGTTGATTATTCCAGTGTTCTGTCTGGTTCTTTGGGAAGGGTCTGCCTCGACTACCAGCTCAACGGCGAATCTAGGCTCAATCAACTGAGCGTCAACCATTTGATTCACCAGGCTTGCCGCCTCCTGACTGATAGCTATACGCCGGGCATCATCGAATCCAAGCAGGTTAGCCCCCTTGTCAATCAGGAAGGAGCCCGCATCACTGAGCATTCCGGTCAGTGGATTAGCCACCGTTAGCGATCCTGATCAGGTCCATATCGGACATCATAGCCATCCGAGCCTTGCGCTCCTGCTCGTCCATCATGTCCTGCATCTGCTCCTGGTTGTCTAGCTGATCGCCAAATGCCTTGATATTCGTATGGTCTATCACAGCACCAGCCTTCTCGGCCTCTACCTGCGCCTTGATGCGATTGGTCTGAGCGTTGAATACATCAACCTGCGTCTTGGCCTGCTGCGCCACGGCTTCGTTCTGCTGGTCCTGAGCCTGCAGTTGTATCTTCAGGGTCTCGTTCTGGACCTTCTGAGCGTCTATCTGGACCTTCATCATATCGGCCTGAGCCTTCATCTGCTCTGCCTGAGCGAGCAGCATGGCAGCGTCAGGAGCCTGTCCCTGAGCCTGCATCATCTGCTTGGCCTGCATCTCCTGAAGCTCTTCCTCGGTCATCTGTGACGGCGGGATCAAGCCCTGAGAGATCATCTGCATCCGCTTGCGCTCTGCAATCTGCGATGCCGCGGGAGTGGATATGTTCTGCAGCAATAGATCACCAGCAATCTGCATCAAGCTAGGATCGGTCTGAGCCAGAGCGGTAATGGCCTCGATGGTCTCCTGCTGACGGTTTCTGAAGCTGGGTCCAGCCCTGCAGGTAACGTCATAGCTGCCCACCTGCATATCATTAACAACCACCACCTCACCGGTATCGTTATCAATGACCTTCTGGTTCAGGTCCACCATATCGTAGGACTCATCCTCACGCAGTATCCTGACCTGGCGCTGAGTGTCGTAGATCATCGGGATCGCATCCTTGATC